ACTTTAGGTGTTATGCAACGTCAGATGACAACTAAGAATTAGGATCGTCTGGATATTGTGTCATATTAGGCTTCCAAGTCTTATCGCTCTGCTCTGTACTTCCATACAAAGTAACTAAAGCTGCGGTATCTGCACAGTTTGTTATCTCTGTTTCTCTAGTTGTACAAGCAGTTCTAACACCATCACGATAAGTTGTAATTGCTGTAGGAATTGCGGTAGATTTTTCAGCTTTTCTAACAACGTACCAATCATATCTAGCTAACAAAGAACCAGCTATATCTTTTTCCTGTGCTTTTAATACTGATTTAACACCTTGTATTACCATCTGACTGCCATCTTCATTTTTTATTAAATCACCATTCTCATCTGTTGCATTTACATCATCTAGTGCTTTTGCAGTTCCGTTGCCCCAGTAAAAACGTGAGTCATACACTGGATCGTCAGCTACCTCTGTAATACCAATGGCTGTTTTCTCATCTGCTGTTGATAATCTTAACCAGTTCGCAGGGTAGTTTATATCCCCTACTGTAAAGGGAACATCAACTGCTAAAGGTGATCCGTTTAATTTAAAAGCCATATCTATATACTACCTTGCCCTTGCATTTTTGAAAGGAGATTCTGCAAATGCTAAATAAATAAATGTACCTCCACTAGCATTAATATCAGTTCCTGTGTTTCTCAATTTGAAACCATTTGATAAGACGTCAAGTGATACATAACTTATTTCTGCACGAGCATTATGTGGACTAATTAAAATATTATTTACATTAAATTCTGGTCTTTTATTGTCATAAATATACCAATCACTTGAGGAGTCTGTTCTTTTTGTCATAATCCAAGCTGGTCTAAAACCTGTAAAAACAAACGTGCCATCAGTTGCTCCGTTGCCTGTATATGACCCAAACTTGCTATACCCTGCAACTTCGCTAAAAGCATAAGTAATGTAAGTTCCATTATTTTCATTTATACAACTGCTATTTCCTATAGATAAAACTGTACTTGTAGGTTCTGTATTATTAAAAAGATCACTAGTTGCACTAGAGGCATCTGTTAGATTTAATCTAACATTATGTGTTGCTCCTATTTCTTTATGGTAAACATACCAATCACAGCCAGAGCTTCCTGTCCTTGCTTTAACTATATATGTTTTTGGTGCTACCCCTAAACCATGACCAACAGTAAGATTAGACCCTGTACCTGTCCATGAAATAATTGAAAATCCAGAAGTCGTATTTACCTTTGTAGTAGCTTGCCTAGACCCATCAAAGTTACTTGATCCAAGAGTTGAGTTTGTATTTATCTGCCCTCCCATTCCAGCATGAGCAGAGCATTGATAGTAAAGCGTAGGAGCAGATGCAGCTATTGTTATTGTTACAGTCGCTCCAGATGACCCAGCAGTACCACTTGTAGTCACTCCTGTTGTATATTCTCCACCAGTTTTATCTGCTGCTGTATAGAACCTTAAAGGGTGTGTAGCATTTGAACTATCAGATTGATCGAAGATATAAGTGCCACCTTCTGCGAGGTCAAGAGTTACAGCAGACGTTCCAAATCCATCAAATCTATACTTATTACCAGAATCAGAAACAACTGTAACTGCATAAGTTTTGCCATCGGTATCGCCAGCATTCCAGTTCCATCCGACATAAGTATGTCCATTAATATTAACGTAATTACCGCTATCGCTATTATCTCCAAGGGTGAAACCATCAGAATTAAAAGACATTAACTGTTGTGTAAAAGTACCTTCAGCACTTGTATCACTAGACTTTAATACTTTATTTGCACCTCTAACAGCATCAAATAACCCATGATGGTAAGCATTTGATCTATTTTTTATCCATACCCAATCAGGTTGAAAATTTAAACCTGTTATTGACCTTGATGTGGCATTACCTGTATAAAGCAAAGTATTAAAATGTTGATTAGGTAGCAGTATTGTTGGGTCGGGTAAGTTTGCTGAATTTAATTTTTTATATCCTGTTGGTGGTGTATAACTAAATGCTTGTTGTCCAAAATTAATTGAACCTTCTATTGTAGTACTTACTGTGCCACTAACAAACGAAAACATATAAGTTGCACTTGCATGAGGAAGTGAAATTGCACCTTGATCTGAATTATTTTTGTAAAAATTAACTTGCCTGTTATCCATATCTAAAGCAATTCCTAAAATATCTCCATTTGTCATCCCAGATCCGTAAGAAGTTTCAGTTCCATTTAAAACTTTATTTCCGCTATAAGTGTTATAAAAAACACCATATTGGTTAGTTCCATACGCAGGGCTTGAAACAAAATCTGCAAGACTTGAAGCTATACCAGCATTTGTATTATTATTTTCTATGCGAAACTCTGCATACCATTTACCTGAATTTGGTGCAAACATAGTTGTACCAGTTCCATTATTATTACTGTTTGCAACTGATATTTTTAAGTTTCCATTAGACAAAGTAGTAGATCCATTACCGTTATAAACCTGTAATGGGTTAAATGTTGGAAAATTATTAGTTGGGGTATCAGTTACAGAATCATTGCCCACACCAGCACTTACAGAAAAATTATTTGGTGTGAAGTTGTTGCCGTTACCGCTTGAATCTTTGCCGAGTGTTGTTGCTGTCGTTCCAGAATTATCAGCAAACTTTAAATGAAATCCATTTGTACCAAAAGTTAAACCAGAAGGGTCTTTTGGCACTAACTGTCCTGTTGTTGCATCTGTTTTTGTAAATGAAGATGGATCTAAAGCCTGACCATCAATAGTTATTACTTCTGCAATATAACATTGGTAGCCGATATAATAACCATAATCACCACCATAATCACCAATTCTATAATTACCATAAGCCCAAATATCATCATAATCTTGACTTGGGTAACTGGATGAACTAAAACTTGTTTCTTGAACTCCATTAATATATATTTTGACTCTATCACTTGCAGTTGATTGTGTTGTGTCTAGAGACATACAGAAATGCATCCATGCACTGGGATCTCTAAACTTTCTGCTTGTATCTATAGCCCAGACAGTACCGTTATTAACCTGTGTCGCAACTTTAATTGTATCATCTGAATTAAAATGGATTCTGGTTCCTGTTGAAGATGACCCTGTTCCAGATGCTCCACTTGATATAACTCCTTGCCCTGTACTTAATTTTGATTTTTTAAACCAAAAAGATAATGTTGTTTTTTTTCGATTCGTAGGTGAGGTTGATAAGGTTTTTGTTAATATTGTTTGATCTGTTGTATTGAACCTTAAACTGCGATCTACAGGATAATCAGCACTTCCAGCAGCCGCAGATGAACCCATTCTAATTGTGTCAAAAAATGGCATTATGTACCTGTTTTTATATCAAGAGATACTACACAATGTACTTTATTACTTTCAAATACAACATAATCAATTCTATCTACAGCATCACTACTGGTTGAAAGTGTTGGTGTTGTACCGCCTGTAAAAAACCAAGCTGCATTATAGGCAACAGTATAATTACCGCTTGAGGGTTGTGTTATAAATATTGATCCTGATTGGCCAATTGCCTGATTACTAGGTGCTGCAAGTTCAGTAACATTTTGGGTTAGTGTTACTTTATGATGACAAGATAAGGCAAAATCAAATGTAACAGTTCCACTTGATTGAGTGACCGTTGTTATATTAGCTGCTGCTCCTCCAGTAAGTGAAATACCTCCCGAAGCTGTTTCTATTTTCTTTAAATTATTGTGATACAACTCTACTGCTCCGTCTTGCTGACATTTAAGCATTGTTTCAGTATCAGCAGCATTTAAAACAGTAAATCTGCTAGTTTTTACATTTATATTACTACTGGTAGTATCATGAATAATATTATTTGTCCCATTATGGAAAATCTCTAGGTCTGACCCTGTTCCAAAAGTTGCCTTTGCATCATCTGCAAACTCTAGTGCATTATCTGACCTGTCAAAAACAACATCACGACCAGCAGTAGCACCATCAAAAGTTACATCTTCTTGGAATATATTTGTTGAAGTAAAAGTATTAGCTGCAGATAACCCCGCATGACCAAAGTTTGTAAGGCTTACATCACCTAACGTAATCGCTGCGTCATTAGCTGCGTTCTGTATTTTTAAAGTATTACCATCAACAAAATAAGAATATGCACCAACACCTATAGAAGGTGTGCCAGATCCTTGATTTAAAGTACTAAGTGCAGCAATTATTTGATTTAACTTTGTACGAACAACAAGACCAGTACCATTATCAACTGTAAAGCCAGATCCCCCAGTATTATCAACTCTTGCCATTAGCTTTTACTTTTTTTTTAAGTATATCCTAAATTTTACCCTTTACCAAAACCAATGGCAGTAAAGTTAAAGTTTCTATCAACAGAACTTCCAGAACTATTTTTAAAGTGAACAGTAAAACCTGTTGAAGCAATACTTGTTAATTCAAAGAAATCACCAGAAGCCATATTAAAAGCAGTAATTCCTATTGCTGGTGGGTTTGAGTTTGCACCTAATAAGGCACTTGTGCCTGTGAAGAATGGGCTGTTAAAAGTAACTGCCTTTGCCCCTGCACCTGACGCAATGGTTGTTGTACTTTGTTCAACCCTTCTTTGAAATTCTGCAACATATCCTAACTGGCTAACTCTTATATCTTGGTTTGTATCTTGTGTAGTTAATACGCATTTAAATTTAAATGTTCTTGCTTTAAATGTTCCATTAGCAAACTTTTGAAAACCTGAGTAACTACTGGCATCTTGAGAAGTCTGGACAAAAACTTCTGCATTTGTATCAACACTGGAAGTACCATCAAAATCTTGTCTTGCGTCAATATCAGCAACAGAGTCTATTAAATCAGCAGAATAAACAGAATCAGTTAATATATGTTTTCTTAAATCAAGACTATAAACAGCACCTAGATCCAAAGTTTCATTAAATAAATATGTACCAGTTGTTGATACTCCACCAATATCATCAATCGAAGTTTCAGAGTCAATATCTGTACTGCTGTCAAAATTACCTGTACCAGCCAAACTGATTGATGCCGTACCAGAATCAAATCCAATATTAGTTTTTGATCCTTGAAATTTAGGATCATCTAAATCTTCTCTTCTTGTCTGTACTAAAAGTTTAGGTTGTGCATCAGGTAAATCTATTACAATAGATGTTTCCCCTGTACTGAAGCGGTCTCCATCATCCTGAGCTTTAAGGATGTATTCACCTTCAAGTAAACTTACGACTTTTTCTGTACTTGCTCCACTTAATCCAAAAACTAAATCAGTTGCATCTGAAAATGTACCAGTACCATCTGTTTTGGGAGAATGACGTATATGAATACGCCCCCCTGCTCTAACATCTTGATCTGCTACAGCATCCCATCTTAGTTTAATGTTTTTATCGTCAACTACTTCATAAGATAGGTTTGTTATGTCAGATGGTGGGGCTGTTTTACCTACAGCATTAAATGTTAATTCTGCTGGCTGTCTTGATGGTTGCCCTAAACCATTAAAACTAAATACTCTTATTTCATAAATACCAGCATCACTATTAAATATTTCAGCATCACTTGATAATGTTTCTATCTTTTTAAAATCTCCATTAGCAAATCTGTATTGAACTTCATATTTACTCGCACCTGACTGTGTTTGCCAATCAAGGATTAATTTACTAATAGCTTTGTTGTTTATAGTTACAATTTTTTCACTAACTTGTAAACCTTCTACTGCATTTAAAACTGTTGTAAGAGTATTAATTGTTCTTGTTGGCATTGTTGTGCCATCTTCAACAAAGGCATATTTACCAGAATCATGTGATAAAGCTGTAATTGCAAAAGTTTTATCTTCATTTTCTTTTACGCTAACCACCCTCCATGTTGATGTTTGTAAATTAGTAGTCTCTAAAATAAATGGTGCGTGTTCATTTGGTGCTGTACTAAAAGCAGAAGATACAGTAATAGTTGTTGAAGAGATAGCACTTATTGTTTTTTCTTCTAATGAGCCATCAGGCAGAATAATAGAAATTGTTGGGCTATCTCCAAGACTAGGAATATCTGTGTTTGTCGAATCATCTAATACAACAACCGTTGTACTGGTAACACTTTTAAGTAATCCTCCACGCCTTACACCAGCCTTAAGTCTGTCAGATATTTCTATTACATCACCACAGCGAACCAATACTCCAGCAGCCGCAGTTGTTGTAAAAGTGCAAGTCTCACCAGAGTTTTGTTCATTATATAAAAACCATCTTCCTAACCTTCTGGCTTGATTACGGCTAGTTGTAGCAAAAGCTTTTATATTTTTTGTAACAATCCCATATTTTGTTTGAGTGGCAGAATCAGCTTCAACAGTTTCAACATCAACTTCTTGAGTTGTCATATCAAAATAACTAACATTAATCACTGTGTGTCTTGTCTTTAGACTTGATCCAGCATATAAAAATCCAGCTTCAGTGACGTTTGCATTTGTAAAAATATAACTTGCTGTTTTTGGTGAATCTTGAGATATGGCAATACCACCAGCAGAATAAAATGGCATTACTCTCATTACAGAACAAAGAGAATTGATAAGGCCATATGCTTCCTGTTGTTGAGTGATGTTTACATTACAACTAAATCTTGGCTCTGTAGATCCATCACCATTACCAGCATCAACTGACGCTCCACAATATTCACTAACAGTTTTAAAAGTAAACTTATCTAAATTTGCCTCTGCAATCCCACAACCAGCCCTAGTTTCTGTAAGTAGGTCATATAAAATCCAAGCTGGGTCTGTTGTCCATTCCTTATCTGTTTTAAAAGTTCCGTTAAATGTATCAGCATATGAAATTGCACCTGTCTGTAAATCAACAGTTGCATTATGAGGAATTTTAACTTTACGACCTCTTATCCTATAAACTCTTTTTGGTATTCTTGGAAACTGTTCAGCATTAAACCTTAATGCAACATGAGCAGTATTAGCATATGCGTTCTGTTCAAAAATTATATTAGTAGCTTGATTAAATTGAAAAGCATTTACTAATTTTGCATCTGTACTATCTGCTGTTACTCTTTCAACTCTTATTGCAACAGGAAAAGATGTTGTTGATTTAAGTTTAACAATGTAATCTCTAAAATATGCGTTAGTTGACCTACCGCTTACTGTGTCATCAATTACTGTGGTTGTTGTACCATCATTTTCTATAGTTTTTATTAATAAATTTACTGAAACTCCATTTATATCACCATCATCTTCAAACTTTTGCATTGTAGGAAATCTAAGAGTTACTCGAACAGCATTAATATCACTAGAACTAACAGTGTGAGTAACAGGGCTTGAGGTTGTTACAGTTGTACCAATAACTGTTTCTGTTTCAATATTCGATATTCCTTCTATAAATGTCTGACTTGAAGTTCCTACTCTGAAATCAAAACCAACATCTTTAAAATTAAAATCACTATCAGAGGGTGCTGTATTACTTGCAGCTTCTTGTAAAACCTGAGTTCCATTTAAAAATATATCTTTCTTAAAAGCATTAAAATATGCAGTTGAGGTCTTGTCTGTGATATTAGCTTTAGATGCTGTTGCACTGCCCTCCAGTTCTCCCTCCCCAAGCAACTCCACGATTGTGTTAAATTGCTTTGAAGATAATGCACCGCTAGGTAAATCAGGATTATTAAAAGTAGTGGTTTGATCAAACTCTTGAATAGCCATCAATTATTGCCCTCTACTTGAACTGTATCAACTCCATTAGATACCACAATAGAGCCAACCAAGATTTCTCCATATACTAAATTTACTGGAACACCAGCATTACTAATATTTGTCAGCCCTGTAAAAGAATAGTTTGAAGCCAAAGCTGCTGGGTCTAAACTATCTTGACCGCTTGTTGGATTTACAGTGTTTTGTTGTGGGGTTAACATACTTGTAACTCCATCTATAAGCATACTGGTACCGATTGCACCTAAAGCATTAACAATTAAAGCGTTTCCAATAAATTTTGGTGCAACAAATTTTAATGCTGCTCCAATAATAAAATTAAAAAAGTTTCCATGAACAACAGGAATAATTCTTATATCTTCTTGTGTATTGAAATTTAATAAATCTTCTGTTATAACTTTTGCTCCAACTTGAATTGTATATAACTGCTCTGCCATATGTTTCTCAATACCTTTAAAATTACAAACCAAAAAACTTATTGCTTCTCTAGGTGTATTAAGATCAACTTCAAATTCAGCTTGACCTAAAAACTTTCTTAAAGTGCCGTAAACTTTTATTTTTTTAAGCATCTATTTCATCAGGTCTTATTACTGCTATTTTATCTGATTTTGGCGAAACAAGATAAAAAATTAAATCTATTGATTTACAACTATATTTATCAGACTCTGAAAACTCTAAAATATCTTGAGGGTGACTATGCACAATGCCAATAATCTCATCTACAGAATCCTCAATCTCTGCATAATCTAAAGGGTCTATTACAAAAGATTCTAATTTAGCCTCACTTGCAATATTTTTACAAGGATAATATTTTTCTTGTTTATTTTTTAATCCCACAATTCCACATGATTCTTCTGGGTCACATTGCTGTGCGTGGTTTATTGCATCTTGCTTCCATAAATAATCCATTATGTATTAATAAAACTACCAACCCCTGCAAATTCATTTCTGGTAACTTGTCTTGCTGGTAATTTTTTATTTGCTTGATCTAAAGCTCCTACAAGTTCAAACTGTACAATTTCTCTTGATTCACTTGTTTTTCTATCAATAAAAAATATTTCTTGCGGTAATTCATTAGCTGAAGGTGTGCCAAATGGATTGCTACTACTAGGGAAATTAGCAGCATCAAGTTCACTCGCAAGAGTTGTAATGCGTGTTATTTTTGCATCTGCCAAATCATTATGAGGTGTTGTTAAATTAACAATTATCATTAAATCAGTAACAGTAATAACTGACCCACTTCTAGTAATACCTCCTAAATTTGCAACAGTTAAAGTTGGTCTTGGAACTTGGCCTCTGCCAGTAAACTCAGCACCTTCAAAAGTAATAGGAAATCTTTGATAAGAATTACCTTGCCAGACTATTTCTGCATTTGAGTTCATACTAGAGCCAGCATGAAATCTAAATGTTGTAGGGACGCTAGATGGGTTTCCTGTGGCATAATGCAAACCCTCTACAAGTTCCATTACAAAAAGTTCTATTCTTGAACTAGGGTTAAGCTTTTGTAGTTCAGATACAGGTATTGCCATTATGGTTCTGCTACTTCTTCAAAAGTTAAATTCATAGTAACTCTATTATCTAAAATCGCAGTTCTACTTCTTCTTGTACAAACAAATTTTAAAGCTGAAGAATGATGTGGCGGTGTAAAATCAAAGTTTGCCTGATCGTCAAATCTTGCATCTAAAAAAGTATCAATAGTTGTTGCATCTGTTGTCGATACATTAAAAGTTAAATTTAAAGTAATTAATCTTTTATTTGCTGGCAGTCCTTGAACAAAACGCTGTTCATAGCCATCACCCAGCTTAATTCTCAAACTATCTTGTTCAACAGTTTCTTGTGTTGAATATTGTGGAGTAATACTTGGAAAAGTTGCCATTATGCTAATAAACCTCCAGCACGTTTTTGTTTAATTAATTCAGTTTGGATAGCAACTGCAATCTGCTGACCTAACTCGTTACCTCCAGCAGATGAGCCACTGACAGCAGATCCTGATGCGTCCACGCTAACTGAGATATTGTTAACAACAGAATCACCACCACCACCAATTTGACTGTTTGGAATTATATTGCCACCCTTAGAACCCATCTGCAAAATCTCTGGGCCTTTCTCACCAACGAGAAAAGCACCACCAGCAGATACAGGTCCACCTCTTTCTCTTTTACCAAACAAACCAGATAAGAAACCTCCACCAAAACCTTTACCGCCACTTAATGCATTACCAATTGCACCA